ATATCAACCCCGGACTTCCAGAGATTCCCCCGGAGGATTGAAATTGCGCATCCCCCCTGAGAGTGGTCGTAAGTTCATTCGCCTTGGATTGAAGATTAAGATCTCTAGCGATCCTCCCCGCCGCGGCATATTCCACGATATCCTGCCAGGAATTAGGAAGGAGAACAGGATCAATCCCCGCACCGGATGTAACAACGCCACCAGAGTAAACATCCGGAACCCCAGCATTTGGGAAAGGATGCTCCTTCTGATAACGCATATAACAAGAATAAGCTTGATCTGGACAATTCCCAAACCAGACATTATCCTCATGTCTTGTCCACTTCTGCGGAAGCCCTGGAGTGTTAATCAGAACTTCAATCGTATCAATAGTAGCAAAGCGAAGGTTATATCCACTATTACTCTGATTCGACGTGATACCCGCATAGGGGTAGTTATAGATGAAAAAGGAATCTACCTTATTAACCTCAAGGGTAGCATCCGCTGTTGCGAGAAAGAAAGAGGGTGCATATACCGCTTGATACGGGATAAACTGTACCACCGGTCCTGTAGTCTGCAATCCTGGAAACTTATAATCCTCCGTCAATTCCAGAATAACCTTCCGGATATAAACTCCCGGAGGACTAGGATAAGAAGCGGCTGGCCTCCCTTGGAGGAGGGCGGCGATTCCTGGATAAAAGCTCGAAACAGTAAGTGCCATTGGCTCTCCTCCTTAGAAAATATAAAGCGTTGCGTGCGCTGTAGCGTCGGTAGGATGTATCGTAATAGTAGATTCATTCGGAGCTACAGGAAGATAAACATCCAAGCTCTTATTCTTATTCACAACATGAACCCCGATTGGCTGTCTTGGTTTCCCATTCGTATCCACCAAGCCATGATTTATCACAAGGGGGGCATTCGAGGAACCCCAAGTATACTGATTCCCCGTAGATCCAGATGCCCCTACCCGGACAAGAACCCCATTCGCATTCCCTTGGGTAAAGGTATTAAAATTCCCAGTGGAATCCTTTCCAGTAGGAACTCCCTGATCTAATCCCCCGTTGACAACATTATGAAGAGACTGCGCCCACTGGAGCTGCTGTCTAGGCAGCCCCATAGCCATGTCCACTGGATTTACACTACGTGCCATGTCCCCTCCTATACAGGGCTTTGATTCGGGTCAAAGGAGCCGTACATTTGAATCTTCGTGAAATAGAACTGATCTACTCCCTCTGAGTTATTAGCCTGCACCGCAAGAGAGAGCTGAGGAGAGTGGGCTGTAAAAATCCCAGGGGCGTTAAAGAACACCTTAGTCTCCTGTGGAACATCTCCAGGAGAGGATGTGTTGATAACTAAGGTTGAAAATACAACTCCTGAGATCAGCACCGTTACGGTAAGTGGAGCTGTGATTACCGCAAAATACGCAAGATACACAGATTCAATCGTAATATCTCTTCCGAATGCAATCTCCTCCTGCCCAAAGACAATAGAACTGGCACTAGGGCTTTCGGAGGTAGGAACTGCATCTGTTAGCACCGAGACTACTATTCCATTCCGCCCAATACTAGGAGTCTGCTGCACCGATGTCATTCCGGTTTGGGAGAAATTTCCATCTCCAGAAACAGAAGGCCCAAGCGCTAAGGGACAAAGGAGCTGCACGAGTATTCCAGCATCATAAAATGCAATCTGCCCCCAGGTATCATTCATAGCTACGAATGTATATAGCATCCCTTCAATAGCTAAAATCACAAGGGGAAAAACTTGTCCTCCTAGGTAAACAGAACAAGCTCCAGAGGAGAGCAGCGCCCCGGCATTGGTTGCTAGGGTTGTATAAAAAGCAGCCTTAATCTTTGTTCCAATGGAGGTAAGCGAACCTGCTACGCGATAGATGTCCGTATTCCCTACAAAAACCCCGCTCTCATTATACTGCGTAACAAGAGCTGGAAGCTGCCCCCCTTCTCCCTTATCCCCGAGAGCTACATGTGAGATCTGGTATGGATTAGTTCCACTAGCAAGTGCGCTTGCATAGCTAAGACCCTGTGAACGGATAATAAAGGCCGTATTATTCGAGACGATCAACCCCGTGAGAAAGTCATTGATATCCGCGAGTTGCTCAAATCCAGCCCCTGTAATATTCCCAGTTGCAGTTATAGGCGCCCAGATATCCAGATTCTGCGCTGCACTCCAAAGAAACATCATATCTTGGTTTGTATTAACCACTCCAGCAGCTGAGATCATTCCCAGGCCGATTAGAGAGCCAGCAAAGCGCCTTAGTGTCTTAACTCCTTGGTAAAAAGTAGAGACTTGGAAAGACTCAGGAACGTATTTTAAAATCGCTGGTCCTACGTTTCCGATATAAAGCGTTCCGCCAACAGCGACACAAGATGCCGGAGGGGTATCTGTAGAATTAACCGCAGTATACGCATCCTTCCCCCCCGAAAGGTATAACGGAGTTCTCGCGGGAAAGTAGTAATACGGAGTAGTGGCTCCCGTAATGAAGGATAAATCCTGAATTGCAATCGCATTCCCTGCTGCTCCGGGAAGCGCTGCAGAAAGTACAAGCGAGCTTCCATCGGAGGATACGGATGCAATCACATTTGGATCAGCGGCATAAGTCCCTCCTCCATCAATAGCAGTAGCCATCGCAGTAAGAACTGAAGAGGCATCACTGATAACTTGCGTTATCGGAACAGGAACGAACATTGCTGTTGTTCCCTCGGAGTAAGTAGATACTCCTGGCGTTCCAGAGTTAACAATGATTCCCGTTACGATACCACCAGAGGAGGTAATTCCTGTGATAAGAAATACAGCCGCAGAATCAACTCCTTGTACGACGTAGTAGTAATCTCCAACGGCATATCCTGAACCTGGAGAAGCTATAAAGGTCGTCGTATTAAACTGCACCAACAATCCAGCACGAGTAATCTCAATAAGAGGAAGAGATCCAGTCCCATTCGCATTTGCATTTGCTATCGTCTCGATAGAAGGAGATACGACAGTATACGTATTAGTGCTAATTCCCTTTGTGATCTTCAGGGATGTATTCAAAGTCCCCGGAGTTACCAAAGCCGCGCTTCCGACAGAATACCCATATCCACAACTTGCACAAGGAATCTGATTCGTAGTAGTAAAAGAGAAATTCTGATTAAGCGTAGTTGTAAGAATATTCCCCGCCGTCCCTACAGTATCAACCGTAACACTTCCAGGGGCATTATTCCCTTGCTGAATGTAACAAACCTGCCCAGGAGCATATCCCGTTCCGCCAGAGATCGAAGCTGTTAAGATCTGACCCGGATACGTAAGCGTCGTAGGATCAGCGGCATTATACGAAGTAATCGTCTCAATCGTAACAACTGCCCCAGCTCCCTGAAGTGCAATAGAAGCTTGCCCTACTGTAAGAAGTGGAAGCGTAAGAGACGCTGAGACTGCTAGTACGAGTTCGTTGTATAGTGTATACTCCAACGTATCATTATAAACTATAACAGGAGTTCCTCCTATAACAGGAACCCATGCAGTCATATAGTATGTATAATCAACTCCCGCAGGAGGCCCAGTGACAACAGTTGCCTTTCCCCCAAGGATATAATTCAACGTTCCATAAGTAGAAGAATAAAACGACCCTGCGGCCAAAAGCGAAACTCCAGTAGCTTCTCCCCAAAGAGGAGGAGTTGGCAAACTCTCAAACGTAACGCATACCAGTTGATTATCCACAACCAGCATCCCATTCATCAAAACTGCACAGTTCGGTGCGATATACGCCGGCGGCGCACTCGTATCCATCCCTCCAAATGGAGCTTCTTTTCCCCCATAGGTAATCTCAAGGCTAATATTTCCAGTCTCTTGGCCCTTATCATCTACCTGTGGAATGGTTTTAATATGTCCCATAGAAGCTCCTTTTTGGATTTATTTTGCTGAAAGATACAGAAGAACCTGCCCGTGTGGAATTGCAGTGATAACAACCGGGCCAGATAGCCATCCTAGTTCATAGATAGCAACCTCGCTACCATCAGTAGGGAATGTCCAGCTATAAGATCGCCCGGCTACGTCAGTAAGAGTGAATACATCCCCAGGAGTTCCACCAGTCCAGTTTCCACCTTTTACCTTAAAGTTAGCCAGTGGAATAGTTCCTGTATTTGTGATTCGGAGGATTCTCCCTGTGAAGTCATTCGCCACTTGAAGCCTCCTTAGCTAAAGTTGAAGTGCGCTTTGATAACTGCGCCGTAGAATTTCACAGTTCCAGTAGCTCCAGCAGTTATGTTAACGTTTAGAGTCTGTTCTGTGTCTGCGGAAGTTATCATAGCGGGGCTGGTTACAGGAACGTTGATTACGTATGGATTCGCCTGGATTGCTGTAGCAAGGCCATTCGTTCCAAGCACAATCAGATTCGTAACCACCGGAGCTACGTTGTTAGCGAATGCAGTCTTCGTAAGCCCAATCGTAGGGGTAACCGCAGCAAGACCAGCCACGGAGTAGATTACGTCAACGGAATCAATCTGCGTTCCTTTTGGAATTGCACCCCTTTGGATTCCAGTTCCCGTTCCATTTATAGAACCCGCAATTGTAGCCATATTTGCAGCTGTGATAGGAGGCTGCCCAGGAGCGAGTGCCAACGGTCCAGAAGTATTCGCTACGGAAGAAGGCCCAGCTACTCCTGCCGCCGTTCCAAATTGCTCCTGATCGTAAGAAGAGGCTAGAATCCCAGTACGAAGGAACAGAGCCAGATTCGCATACCATGCGCCCACAGCAGAATTCCCAAGAGCGGCATAAAGAGAACCAGCACCATCAGTTGCAATAGTGCTTACTCCTCCAATGTTATTAAACCACGTTGCATCTACAAAAACCTGTAGATCTGGAAAGGAAACATTCCCCTCCCAACGTCCGTCAGTGAAACTCATATCTAACTCCTCTCAGCAGCATCGCTGCCTTGTTAAACAATGAAATCCTCAGTTTCCGTGTATTCATATGGGAGACGAAGTTTCTCCACTGGGGCGAGCTCTTCTTTCCCATCCTCTAAAACCGCTGCGATGGCAATTTCTCTATCCCCTAGAAGTTTCTTATCTGCGCAAGTAGGGCAGAGGAGTAATCCCCTTTGCCACTGCATATCTCCGATCTTCGTCTTCTCATCGCACCGGGGGCAATAATGCCATGCCCCCGTGAGATTTGTATGTCGAAGTCCGTCTCCCATTTGAATCCCCTTTCCCTACGGTCCGCTCGTACCCCATACACCCTGCCAACGAGTTGAGCCAGCAGAGATACGAAGCCTTGTCTTCTGCTTCAACGCGTCAGAGTCGAAGTCGTCGTCAAAATCCGTCTTCGCCCTTTCACGATGATACACACGGAGAGTATGATCTTCCTTCTCCGCAGCAAGGAACCACGCCGAGGGGGAGGTAAGCCACGGAATCTCCAGGTTCTTATAATCCTCCGGCA